AGCAGGTGGAATATTACCTACGTCAACTAAGAATTAACTTTTATCAGGTGCTATCATAATACTATGAATTAACATCGCATCTTCCATAAGTTGCAATTGCTTCCATACACGGCGACCATTTTCAATCATTGCCTTTCCGTATGGAAGGAAGTTTGTATCCGCTAATAAACGAAAATGTGCTACTTCGTAATTATCTAAATTCTTTTTCCCTAATTGCAAGAAATCATTTTGAAGTGTAAATTTCACACCAAATGGATTTTGTTGATCTTCACCTTCTACTCGCATAGTTTCATATACAGATAGAGGAACCGCGTTTACAATTCCGTAATCTTCGTGTATATCTAAATACAAAAAGAAATCCCCGTATTTACACATATTTCTTGTCCACGGCCACAAATTGAACTCAATGTTCAAAATGTCATAGAATAAATTGTGTAGGATTTCTTTTACGTTTTTATTACTAGACTTAATTCCTAAAATTTCCCCATATTCGTCTTTAATAGTGCTTTCATCAGCATAAATGTCTAATACCGATGCAATAATAGCATCATTATCCATCATATCATAATCGCGGAACAACTGCAATCTAGCGCCTTGGAAAGCAGCAGCTTGCTCAGTTCTACCGTGTGAAGAACCATACCCACCGCTTTGAGTGGTGTATACTCTGTTAAATCGGTCAACTCCTCTGCGATTTATAAATGATTGAATATTATCAGTATCGGCAACTCTTAATTGCTTACCGCCAATATTTCTTACAATAGTGCCAGTAGAAAATAGTCTTTTAAGTTTACCGAAAATATTAGACTCTGCCATGCAACCTCCAATTAATTAAAGTAACAAATATCTTCAAGCGTTTTTATAACATCTACTGCTGCTAAAGATATATCTGGTTTTTTGTTATTAAGTAAGTCTGCTAAGTGTGTTTTTAATTCACTTGCAGGCCATTGAACATGAAATGCAAGTTCCGACTGTAAAGTATATTTAGTATTTTGTGATAATGGAATAGAATTTACCAACGATACCCCCACTAAAAACTTATTAGCAAGTAATATAATTGGCGGATGTTCTTTTTCATCTAATAATTTTAGTAGCTTTTCTAAGGCTACTTGAAACTTAATAGATGTAATGCGATTTAGTTTATTTTCTGCTAAGATTTGAGTTAATTTAATCATTTATAGTCTCCAAAAGATGCCACTATGGTTCCTTATCTATATGTATTTTACTAAAAAATATAAACCTACTTTTTCAGTAGTTTTGCCAAGTCATATGTAGTGGGAATATCCGATGTAGAGTTGTTAGCCATTATAAGGTCAAACAGGAATTTTTCGTATTTAGAAACTTCCCGTTTAACTTCTTCCTTTAAAATATTTTCCGAAATATTCTGGTCGGTCATTTGTGTGGCGATTACAACGTAAATTATTTTATCTCCTGATGACTGAGTTACAACTCTTTGCTTATATACCTTATCTATCATAAACGGATGACGGTCCGACATAATAATTTCTGCTTCTCCCTGATGTTGGGAATGACCATACTTATCAAGAACTTCACTAATCTGTATTCCCTTCAGTGTTTTGCCGTTTGAAGAATTTACTTTAATAATTACCGAATATTTACCTCCTCCTGATACACTACCAAAACTATTTGCAATACCTGCATCAAGTGAATACCCAGCAGGAACCATTGGTATTTTTGCACCAGTAATTATACTTTTCATAAACATTTTCGCAACATTATCATCTTCAAATACAAGTCCACGGAGCGCGGAAGGTGATTTAATTTCTGGGTCGTTTTGAGCAAAAAAGCTTTCTAAATTTCTCATAATTGGTCTTCTTTCGCGCATTGGTTTTTTCCATACGCCACTGTCTTTCCAGCTTTCAACGGATTTATGAGCATTTTTATCCAACATTACCAAGTTTGCATGTGCATGTGCATTTGAGTTAACACTAATTTCCGAAGTGCTTTGTAATCCTTTCTTCAACTCATAGCGAGTAGCTAAATTATCCCCAAATGAATACATTGAATTAACGTGCATAATATCAGGAAGGTCATATAAGTCATCAAAATTAGACATAGATATTCCTGCCTGTTCTGCAAGTTTTCTAGTTCTTGCATTTAGCATGTCGGCCATTCGATTTCTAACGGCACTGTCGATAGTTGTATATCCTTTAAATACTTCTCTTGCAAATTGATTCCAATCACCATGAAAATGGTATAAATCCACTAAATGTTGTACTTGGGCTTTAAATTGTGCTTCTTCTTCACCAGGCGCATATTCCGCTGCCTGTAAAAGAGAGGCATAGTAGTAATTTATTTGTGGGTCACGAAAGCTTTTCATTTCACCCACATCATGTAAATCAGCTAGTGTATATTTTTTGTTATCAACTTTTGGTGCTCCCTGTGCTCTTGATAAAAATGCACCCCCGTTATCAATTCTGATAGGAACATCGCTACCAGGTTCAAATACGATATTATCGTATCCTGTACCCACCGCATCCCAATTATTCACCAAAATATCAGCAACGAAGCCTCTCATAACATTTCTAGCACGTTGCTTTGTTATTCCTACTTCTTGTAAAGTTTTTACACCGGGAATCATTTCACTAAAATATCCATTAGGTCTATCATATTCGTTACCCAATAATCCACTGGACGGTGCATAAAAGCCTAAAGAATTATAAATAACATTTGCGAAATGTTCACCCATACCTTGTTCAGTATTAGTATACATTTTTACATATCTATCTTTGCCATCTGTACCGGTGTATATACCACCTGCATTACTACCTTTTTGTGAATTTGGTTTTGGTTTACCATTAAGAACTCTAGCAGTTTGTGAACTTATAGTTTGTTTTTCAGGTATTCTTGAATTATACACATGGGAAATATCTATTAGTTCACCAAGTTTACCCGGCTCTTCTTCGGTATTTCCTATCTTAATTTCTTTTGGATTTGCTTGTCTGTATTGCTTATACAACGCTAATACTTTTGCATCTGCTGAATTGCCTGAAGATTTAAATAATTTTTCAGCTTCTCCTGGGTGTAGTAACTCTACTTCCTCAGTTTCAAAATCAAAATTAACTGGGGTACCGCCAACTCTTTTTCCAAGATAATATCTAGTAAATGATGTACTACGCTCTGTTTCGCCAATATAATCTTGAAGCTGAACTACTAACCCAGTTTCTTCAAATGCTTCTCTTACTGCGGCACTTCGCAATTCCATATTTTTTTGATAATCATCAGAGTCTTCAGACTCCCAATCATCTAAAATATCACTTTCAAGTCTACCTTTTGGAAATGTTTCTTTGTATCCGCCAAATTGACCATCCGGACGAACAATCCAAATACGACCATCATTTTCTTCGATGATAACCCCAGCAGAGTATTTTTTGTAACCCAATTCCTGTTTGGTTAATGGAGTCGGGTCATTTTCAATTGGTGCGTCATCAGTTTCTATTAGAACACGAAGCGCAACTTTTTTTCCATTAGGAAGTCGAACTGCGTTATAATCAAAGTCAGTTTCAAACTCTTCGGGAATAGCGTTATATGAAAATGGGACCCCACCGATAGAATAGGGTTTAATATCGGACATTTTAGTAAAAGTTAATGTTTTTTGTTTAGCTGTAAAATCGCCAATAGTTTTAACATACTTTTTCTGTGATTCTTGTCCCACACTTATTGCTTGACTAGTTGGAGCTACTTGCTGAGAAGGTTGCCCAGGTTCTTTTTTTTCTGTTCCGCCTGCCGACGAACCTTTTTCAGTTCCACCTTGTTGAGGTGAGGTTTCATCATCACCATCTGCGTATCGCTGGGCGGGGTCTTCTGCATCAAAATACTTAACATTTCCAGCGGTATTTTTTGCGCCCCAGTGTCCACTATTAGTTTTCCATATAGTCCCAGTCTGTCTATCTTTTAATGAAGTTTTACCCTGTGACGAAGAATCGGAAGCTTCAGTAGCCTCCGATTCTTGTAATTTTAATAACTGTTTCAGTATATATTTCTTAGTCTTCATTCTACGTATTTCTTCAACAAAGAATAATATTTAGGATTTTCTTTTAAATGTGCCGCAGCAATCATCGCGGTTTTTATTAAACTTCCATCTGTTACATCTTGATGCTCTAATTCAACATTCATACCAACTGCAAATTCTTTGAAATTAAAATCATAGTTCATGTAATCATATATACGCTTTGCTTCGGTGTTACTAATATAAGTATCACCGCTTACATATGGAGTATCTTTTTTTGGAGTTTCTTCCTTGAGTAAATCACGAAATCGTATCATGTTATTACCAAGCTCTACATGACCAGTATCTTGCACTGGTTCTATCTTTTGCTGTTGAACAATTATGTCTTGCTCTAAAATTTTTTCTACGACCTGGAATATTTTTCTTTATTCTCATGTTTGGGTCGCCAAAATTTACTTTTATTATATTTCCTTTTTTATTTTTTACATATACCGAAGATTTTTTAGGTCCACCAGGTGTTCTAAACGGCTTACCCAACTTTACTTTACGACCTCTATACTCGGCCTCACCTAACTGTTCTGGATGTTTCCCTGACAACACTTCGGCCAAACAAATAGGACAATATTCTTCAATTACATCTTCATCCAATTCAGTTACAGTTTCATCTTCGGTTATATCTTCTTGAACAGGAGCAAACGCAGTTGCATATGGATTACCTACAATTTGTCCTAACGCAATTTCATGACCATGAAAATTTGCTTTACCATGTTTCATTAAAAGTATATCGTGAAATTTAATCATATTATTTTTCCTTTTTATACGTGCTTACCATTGTAGGGTTTCCGCCTGGATTACCAGCTTTTCTTTTTCTAGTTACCGCAGAACGTTTTTCACCTTTACTCATAGATGCGGCAGAGCGAGCCGGGCGGCATTTTGGATATTTTTCAGAACCACCCTTGCGTTCTTTTTTACCAGCAGAAGCACCACATGGCGGATGTTTACCTGTCTTGGGGTCTTTACGAGAAATATCCACCCATTTTTGACGAAGCCATTTTCCTAAGTTGCCTTTGGTTTTATACTTTTCGTCTAATACATCCTCTAAAATAATATCTATTAATTTAATCATTTTTTCTTCCGTTTCCAGCCACCACCCATACTCTTATATTTTTTAGATGCCCACAAATTAGCATAAGCAGACGGATAAACTTTAAACTTACGTTTAGCCGCTGCTTTTGCTTGTGCCCATTTTTTTGGATTGGTTGGGATATTTGCTTCGCTTAATAAATGCGAAAAAAAGTCTCTATATTCCATTATTTTAAAAACTTTAATTTATATAAAGTTGAAGAAACTAACATAGAAATTTCATCTACAGTATTATTCAATGCTCCATCTTGAGGAAGTTCTGTTCGTATTTTATCAATAAAAGCAGACACTCCCATAAAATAATTTATAACTCTCCCATCCTCTTCAATTAACTGAAAAGCATTGGAGTATCCTTTCAAAATTTGATATTTTCCTTGATATCCTTCAACATAAGAATCAATTAAATCAACAATGCCTTCGTAATATTCTTGAAGTGCTTTATGAGCAGCATATGAAGAAGTTTGCAAATGGAAAATATGTGCTTGATTTCTACTTGCTAAAAGGGTAGAAATAAATTTAGCTACAGGTTCCATATTACTTACCCTTCGACTTAGAGCCTTGCTGTTTAATCCAATATGATACGGAAAATGGATTATCCACTGATTCCTTCATTGTAGAATCGGCCGGTACACCGTCACCTGCACCCATTGATTTTGCGTTGGTTTTTTCATATTGCATACTCTGATATACCGAATTCATATAGTCAGATGCCTTTGAAATTTTATCTTGCACCCAACCTTCTAAGTTATCATTATCACCAATCATATTGAAAAGTTCGGCAGCTTGCTTCTGTAATGACATTAACTGAGCCTTAGCCATTGGACCTTCGTGGTCATCTTCATCATCATTGCTTACCACTGCATCATCTGCTTCATTTACTTTCTTAGAGATAACATCTCTACGATTTTTTAGATAATCATCAGAACTATCTACATCCCCATCATTATCTACATCAGCATCTTCCTGACCAACTGCATCTAATTTCTCTGTAGTTAGTTCAAGTGAATCTTCAATTTCTTGCAGAGCTTTTAATTCTTCTTCTGACAGAGTTAGTGATTCTTTTAACTTTCTTAGAGTTAAAGCAAGTCTAGCTCGTTTTCCAAGCTTACCACCTTTTTCAGCAGCGGCTTTTAATTTATCAACTGGAATCTTTTCATCTTGCGGAACGTGCATCTGTTTGTGCAACGCGCCTGGCTTTTGTACAGCCTTTTGAATCCACTTCTCTTGTTCAGCTTCGGTCATTTGCTTTACCGGCTGAATTCCAACTAACCCTGTTAGCTTAATCATAGAAATACTCCAATTATTCTTTGTATTTAATTAAATCTAAGAACTGGTCAAGATTCATTCCCTTGCTCTTCTGGCGAAGATTAGCAACATATTCTTTGTATTTTTCAATATTCTTGACATTTCTCTTACTATTTGCTTCTTGTATTTGTTCCTCGGTACAACCCTCTAAACAAAAATCTTCCTTAATTGTAATATCAACACCATCTGCAATTTTTGATTTCTTCTGGGCTTGCAATTTTCTATGAGTTTCAACATCTTTTGGCTTTCTTGGGTCTAAACATTCTTTAGATTTTGGTTGTCCTTTCAGAACAAGATGGGTCGCAGTTGCCCACAAAAAGTTAGGCCAATATTTTACAGGGTCATATCCATATCTAGCAGCGGCACCCATAAAATTAATTACTGATTTGATTGCCTTTGCATCAGCGACATCATCTCTCTTAACACCATCCGACCAACGATTTCTTCCAAACGGCAGTGGTTTGCCAGTTTTTTTATTCTTACCACCGCCCATAATTTCCATTCCAATTGCCTCGCGCTTGTTCCACAAATCTTTACTCATTACGCGACCACGTAAACACGATACGGAATCTCCTTTATCGCCCGTTGGTACATTGTCACCACTAACGTGTGCAGTGGCGGAAGTATCACGACCCGCTGCTTGTTTTTCAGAACCACCCTTTACCTGCTTTCCTACTTTACCAAACTTAGGAAGTTTTTCTTTATCGGCCTTAGACACAGTAAACTTCTTGGAGATTTGTTTATCATCCCCACCATCGGTAAAGTCTTTATACTTTTGTTTAAATTTACGTGCCTTTGCTCCTGTCATTGGCTTCGGTGGAGCCTTTTTCTTTTTAGGCGTAGGAGTTGGAGTCGCTGACGCAGTTGGTTTCTTAGCGGCAGGCACTACCGTAGGCGCTTTTGGTGGAGCAACCGTAGCTTTTGGTGCCGTTGGCTGTGGCTTGCTTGGTGCGGCTGGGGATGGTGCTGCTTGTTTAGGTGGTGACGCTAATGCTTTTTTAGGCGCAATTTCATTAGGGTCAATACCAAACTTCTTTGCCATACCTCTAGCTTGCTCAGGAGCAGCAGTTTTTAAAGCAGAGATTACCTTATCCCTTTCTTCTTTATTCTTCTGTATAGTCTTTATTAATTGCGACCTGTCCGCAGAAGTCATATTTTGAATACGATTTAAATATTCCAACCCCGCAGAATCGGCAGACTTCGGTTGCGGGGTATCCCCAGTAGAAGTTTTTAGTTTTCCCGTTTGTATCTTTTCTTGATACTTTGCAACAAGAGCTTTACGCAAAAAAGCTACACCTTTAGATGTCATTGGTTCATTATCAACCAAATTATTAAGGTCTTTTATAGTCTTATCAAATGTTTCTGTACTATCACTTGCTTTTTCAATAAAAGCATCCATATTCGCAGGCTTAGAAACTACATCTTGGAAATCTTTTTTCGTGAATTCCTTGATGATTAACATCGCGCTAAATTTTTCAGCTTCTTGTAAAGAAATTCCTTCGGATACAAATTTATCACGTATAACGTTAAACTTATCCTTTAAAGAATTACTAAGCTCTTCTAAAATAATTTTTAAAAGGCGATTATCCATATTTTATCCTCGTAAGTTCGGAACATATAAATAAATAGTAGGTTAACCCAGCAACCACCGAATATCCTCGGTAGTCTCACCAACTTGCATTTGATACGGATTGTGTTGAACTCCATTGTTTACAACAAACGGTGTATATTGAACATGCGTGGCATTTAAGCCTTGTTTCGTTAATTCTAATTGGTCTTGGTGTATTCGTAGCGCAGTATCTCTTACCCACAATCCTATCGCTAAGGCCATAGTTAAGTCGTCGTGGTAATTTGAAAGAGCTTCTGCTCTGCCATTTTTCCAAATAAACGTTTCTAACTCAGACAACATTCTAGTTGACCGAAGTATAATAGAATTTTGTCTCATATACTCATCTAGTTTAGCAATAATTAATGGCCGTGTTCTAGACGAAATAGTAAATCCAGGCACCATGTCACGCTTGTTATACCGATAATTGCTAGTTAATACGTCTACTACCTGCAAATCTTTAGACATATAAAACAGATTTTTATATTGTCTATCAATTACTTGTTGTAAAGAAGCAAATCCAATCGTGCTATTATCAGCAATTAACAGTGCATCATTATACATCGTCGCAGTAACCACCATTAAGTTTCCAAACTCTTTTGGTGGTATTTTTCCTTTATATTCTGCTACTTGAACAGATGATTCTGCGTCTATTATATGAAACGCAGAAAAGTCATCACCATCACCTCTTGCTACGTCACCAGCTAAAATATACGTTTTATTTTCTTTAGGATATTCCCAAATCCATAAGTTACCATCAAATCCTTCTTTTTTAATAGGCTCGGTAACATATGTTTTCTTGTAAAACTCTAAAATTTCTGGTTTTACTACTGTGTTGCCCGAGAAAATAAAGCTAGCATCATGCTCTTGTGCAGCTTCTGCTTCTCCCAAGATTTCTGTTTGTCTATCTCTCCACGCTTGGTCACGATCAGGATGAACTTTCCAATCAAGTAAAATTGGATTAAAGTTACTAATTCCTTCTTCTGACTGCAACCACATTTTATGAAAGAAATTACCTACACCATTTGGAGTGGAAATTAAAATTGCTTTACCGCCGGTTGATAGAGTAGAAGATGCAGCAGTCCAAATAGTATCGGCGTTATCAATAAATGCGCAATTGTGACTTGTTATACCGTCAGTTATATATTCTTCACCATCCACCCCTTTCAAATCAAAAACATCCAATTCTTCGTGAACGATATCAACAGACATAACTTGCATATTATTTATTACGTCATTTACTTGTATATCAATTGCATCTATAAAAGCACCCGACTCCATTTTTATCTTATGGGTGGGGGAGCACAATAAAATAAGTCCTGAGTTAAATTGTATTTTGATGTGGACAGGAACTTTAGATTTAGAAACTGCCGAAAAATCTTTCCATCCCGAAGGAGTCATTACTTCCCACTCATTATTATTTTTGATATTCAAGTTAGCACTCCTTTCATGTTATAAAACTCAGCAATTGGAATCTTTTTTATTTCACCCGTGTTCTTGTTTCTAATAGAAATGGTGGTGTCAGGCCCAACACATTCGTCCAGTATAAGAAGAGAAAGTGCCTCAGAACGACCAGCATCTTTGCTGCGTGCAATAGCTTTAATTTGCGAACCATTTGAAAACTGTAAAGAAAGTTTATTTTCCGTAATTAATTTTCCACGAAGCCAAATAGGCAACATCTTATGCATATATTGAACCTTAGTTACTAGGTTCTTTGCAGTTTCTTGCTTTGTAGCAATAACAAGAATGCTTTTGTCTCTGTGGAAAATCATTAGCCAAAGCGCATAACCGGCAACTAGAGTGGAAAACCCTAGCTGCCGAGCTTTTAATACTATGTTATAATCGTTATCTTCAAATTCCTTGATAGAATTTTCTTGAAATGGATATAGATCAAACAGTAATTTGCCTTTAATAGGATGCTGTATGTAACAATATTTCTTTAAAAAATATGCAGGTGATTTAGCACACTTAGTAAATTCATTTGAAATTAACTGCTTTAAATTTGTGTCCATTATATTACTTCACTGCAAAAACCGTTGCAATTACTCCACTAACAAATGACACTACCGCTACCGTTTTTCTACTAGGCTTTTTAATTACCCCTAAAAATTTATCAGGGTCTTTTGGAGTAGGCGGCAAATTTCTTATAAATGCTTCTAGACTATCCCCACGCTGTTCGGATAATTTAATTGCTAAAGTAAGCGTATCTTTTTGCTCTTGTTGTATTTGTATAATTGAATCTTTCTGAACCAATATACTATCTCTATTAGATACTTGTTCTTTTAGATTTATTATAGCAGAATCTTTCAGTGCTAATAGTTGGGCAGTATCACGCAGCGCAGATGAATCTTGCATTCTAACTTCTAATTCTGCTAAATCACTAGACAATGCTCTGTTTTGGCGTGCTCTCCACTCAACCGTTATAGTAAGTCTGTTTATGGTGCTATCTTTTTTGACCACAGACTTTTGTAAATTTTGAACTTTAGTTTCTAAAGAGTCACTTAACTTTGTTAGAGTATCTGCTTTTTTTAATACTTGTTGATACTCGGCTTTAAATTTAGAAAATTGAGTTTCTTTTTTAGTACCACCAAATATAAAAGCAAAATACAGAGCAGCAAAAACTACCGCATATCTTCCGATATTCGGTAGGTTTGCAAATCCTTTTCCAAATTTTATAAAAGAGTCAAATAATTTCATAATTTTTCCGCCTCTTCAAGAGCTTCTTTTAATCGGTTAATATCTTCTTGGATATCTTTTTTTACTTTTTCAATATCAACTTGCCAACGCTCTATCATTAAAATTTTTTCATCGTCGGCATGAACAACTGTTGGAGACGAAACGGTATCTCGTAAATCTTCAAGTTCTTCTAACTTGTATTTGATTGCAGATATATAGTTTTCTTTCATCTTCTTTTTTTCATATTCTTCATATAAACCAAGACGCTTCAGCTCGGTTTCTTCTTTAATAACACAATCCATACACTTACCACGAATTCGCCAAAACTTAGTGTCTAGTTTATGCGGCATTGCTTTTTCGCAGCTTGGACAAAACCACGGCGTTTTAGCAGCATCTAATTTTGTAATTCGTTCATCGAACCCATCTTTTCTAATCCATTTTTTACCGTCCGCATCTTCCCATGTATCACCCAACTGTCTATCAATACCAGTTGGACGCCAACCAACGGTTACTTTGACATCATCTTTAACCAGCATTTCATTAATTTTTCTTCTTACGTCATTAATTGCATTTGCATTTCTTTCGTTATTACTTGAAGTGACCATATTTTTTACCTCGTTGATGTGTTAGTTTTCTTTCTAAAAATTGCAACTTGTGGATCGCGAAATGCAGGAAGTCCCTTTATGTTATTCTTCAACCATTCTCTAGCTGTATCATATGCAGGATGACCTGCTCCATATCCAAGCGCAGTTCTTAATAGTATAAATTCGCCTGTTGATGGATTTACTACTTTGGTTTTTTGTTGAAATAGTTTTGTTAATATGCCTGTTAAAGGATTAGCACCACGAACCTTAGAAGTCTTTTTTTGTTTAGAATCACCACCCGCAGACGAGTTTTGTCCTTTTTCTATGGCAGCAGCATCTCTATTAGACGCAACGAATGGAGCTTTATCAGTAAACAAATATAGTTCATCGTTATAATAAAACCCTACATTACCAATCTCTATTTCAATGGATTGCAATCTTCTTAATTGCTTTTGAAGTTCTTCATATACATCTTTATCGTCTTTATATGCTTCATTTAAATTATCAACTGCTCTAACAGCTTCATTATTTATTATTTTTTTCTTATGTGGCAAATTTACTACTAAAGTATTGTTGATACGTTGAATCATTAATACTCCACCCGACAAAATTAACTTTTGATATTGTGACATTTCTTCACTGATATCATCTCGCAAGTCACTTAATTCATATTCACGGATTGCTTGACGTTTGTTATCTTCCATAGTAGATAAATCAAATTCTTCATTGTCTACCCAACGATACAGTATGCTATTGAATTCATCACCAGTAAATTCTAGCGTTTCTTCTTTTGCCAAATCTGTTAATAACAAATCACAAACTTGAATCATATAATCACGGATAGTTGATTCCATTGTAAGACTATATTCTACCGTTAGATTTTTAAACCCAACCGATATTTTATTTACTCGCTTCTCAATGTCATTAATAGATTCTTCACTGAAAAACACATTTTTTATACTCTGCGGGTCTGATGCATATTGAAACTTATGCATATTTGCCGCTAAAAGTTTACTTCCGTTTTGAGTAAATGCATCTTCTTTATAATCTTCATTGTAAGAAACTACGTTCTTAAAAACCACAAAGTTTTTATTTAATTGAACTTCGGATTCTGTTTTCTTAGTAAAGATATCAATTGTTAAAAACTTTTTACCGTCGTTGAAAATTTGAGCAATAACTTCTGTATTTTTCTCGGTTCGTAACATCTTTTCTAAATCCACTAATACTTGAGTAATAGCAGTTTTTAACTTTACATTACCTTCATATTGATTTACAAATGCCCCAGAAGTTACTCCTGTCTTGGCGGCGTCTGCTACATCACTTTTATTAGATATTATTAATAATTTGCCCTCGGAAACCGTAATTTTTAATGTTTCTGAGTGCAATGAATCTGTTATATTAGTTCCCATCCCAAGAATTTCACCTAAACTACGAGACAATACACCTGTCATTTCGTCAAATGTTAAGTCAAGATTTTTAAAATTATGGGCTTTAAATTTAATATTTTTTACTGGTTTAGTAGGTTCTTTACTAACCGTTGGTTCTTTTCCACCAGTAGGTTTTATAGGAGCCACGCTTTTATCTTTCTTACGTAAGACTCTAACCTTTTTCATATCCTTTGTATCTCTACCGTGATCTTTTGGCGCAAGTTCCCACTTACCTCCATTTGGACCATCTGGGTGATGTACATCATGATTTTTTACCTTGGAATGCCCGTGTTTTTGAATTGCTTTGCGTCTATCTCTATTTCTAGCAACTCTATCTTTAACGGTTTTCTTAAGATACTTTCTTACCTTGTCAGGATGCCGCTTATAATAGCGTCTAACACGTTCTGTGCTAGTGCCTTCCTTTTCGGTTATAATTAAATCTTCTAATGTATATTCCAATGTATATTCCATATCATATTATAGGTAACGAATGTATATCTTATATAAATAACAACAGTTTATACTAAAACCTTATTTATCACCCTGTACTTCAAATTCAACTTCCATATCAGAGACATCTTTTCGTATAGCGGTAAATGACCAAAAGAATTTATACTGTTTTTTACTAAACCAGCTCTTTTTAGTTTTTACTATGAATTTATTATTTTCTATATCTATTGTTTCTACCCAAATATTTTTATTATGCTGATAGTTAGTTAATTGAATTGATATTTCGTTTTCTTTTACAAGGGCAGAAATATAATCTGGTAATTGTATTTCGCATACTCCGCTGTTTAATACTCCATCACCCGTTAATCTAATACCATGATATGGAGATTCTAAACTACCATACTGCAATTTATAGTTCTTTTTAACTGGGTGATTAATCAAAAAGCTTTTAGTAACTGCACTAAATGCCCCGTTTACATTTGTTGCACCATTGACCTCTAATTTATATGCGGGTGTGGTCGTCCCGATGCCGACGTTGCCAGTAGAGGTAATGCGCATATGTTCTGGTAAAGTTGCACCACCATCATTAGTAACATTAAAAGTTAAGAAACTAGTGTTAGTATTGGTTATCCATCCAGAGGTAATAGAAGCGTACGGTGCACCGGAACCTGCTGGAGAAAATTCTACTGCCAGGTCAGACAAGTTACCCAACGCCATAGAATTATTTATAAGTTTTAATTTAGAAAGTGTAGATGTCTGAATTAATTGTGCTTTTACATTTGCCGCTCCCGCTACCTCAAGTTTTGCTGCCGGACTCGTCGTTCCGATGCCCAAGTTCCCACTTGCGTCGATGCGGGCGCGTTCGGCTTTAGTGCTAGTGACGTTGCCAGTAAAAAGAAGGTTGTCGCTAAACCCTATTTCCGTATTGCCAGAGCCGTCCCGATACCGACGAAACCAACCTCTGATGCCACCTTCGTTGAACAAAAAGCTCATCGACGTTGTGGCAGTTGCCGTTCCGTTATTGCTCACAACAATGGCCGTATCAGCCGTTTGATCCTTATATGCAGCAATTACCCCATAGCTTGCTGGCGATGTTGTGCCCACGCCCAAGTTCCCACTTGCGTCCAACGTCATCGCCTGCGTGAACGAGATCGCGTTGCCAGCGGTGCCGGATGGGGCGGTG